CATCGTCTTTTGCTAATAACATCTTCTCTTCGTACCACGCAGCAAGGTCGTCAAGTTCTTTTTGTCTTGCAGCATCCTCTTCAGTCATTAAAGTATAAGCTACTTCGCTGCGTAAATCCGCAAGGTCTTTTTCTTTCTCGTCTCTTAGTTCTTTGTCTTCGTCGAAAAACTTTTGTTCTAAAGCTAACTGGTCTGTAAGTTGTTGGTCTTGTAGTTTCTTAACTAATTCAGCATTGTTTTCGTTTAGTAAAATCTTTTCATCATACCAATCGTTTAAAGCGTCTCTTTCCATTTGTCGAGAAGCCTCAGTTTCTGAAAGTGTTTTATAATTTAACTCACGTAGAAGAGTGTCCATTTCTGCGGCTTTCTCTTCAGCCGTCTTTCTTTCCTCTTCGTCAAACTTATCATTAACCGCTTTGCGTTCTGCGTTGTAATTGGCTAACAACGTGCTGGTATCTTGACCGTATTTTTTAGCAAGTGTGAAAGCCTCTTTATAATTCTTATCGATGTCTTCTAATTCTTGCTTTCGTTCGCTTAGTTGACTGTATCTGTATTTCTCCTCGACCTCCTGAATCTTTTCTAAAGCCTCAAGTCTTTCTTCTGCTGCCTTTGCTCTGTCTTCTGCGGTCTTTTGTATTTCTTCTTGCTGTGACTTTTCATAGTTAATCGTTAAAATCTTCATTTGGTTAGCAGCATCAAGCCCTAAATTCAAAGAGTCGTTTACTTGTTTTTTAAAATCGTCTCGTCTTTTTGCAGCCTCTTTCCCCACTTCAGTATTGGCATAGCCTCTAAGTTCCATCTCAGCGGCTATCGCTTCGTAGATTTTATATTGAAGTTGTAATTGGTTAACTAATTGTTTTTGATATTGAACAGTTGCATTTAATTTCTGCATCTCTAAAAGGTAAGTGTCTTTACCTTCAGCTTTCTTTAAATCAATGGTTCGTTGTAGTGCGCTTTGTTCGTTGTTGTATAGAAGTTCACGCTGCGCTTTTAGTTCTTCGTTCCGCTTCATTTCTGCGGCGTGTCGTTCTTTGGCGTTTTCTTCGCCCTCTTCAGCGGCTCCCTCACTTAAACCAAACCAAGATAAGAACTCTTTTATTGCATCAATTACAATTTGAATGAGGTCACCTATAAAACCGAACACCGCACCGACAGCGTCCATAATTGGCTGTAATATTCCGAGTGCATTCATTAGGGCAATGATACCAGCAACGATAGCAGTAATTGCAGCGACCAGCAAAAAGATAGGGTTCGTTAATAACATAACCCCAAATTGAATAAACGTCTTTCCTAACGTGGTAACCGTACTTGTTAAGCCTTGAATACCTTTTGATATTGTCTCAGGATTTATAGAAGTTACAGTTGATTGAAATATTTTCGCTTTGTTTGCAGCCTCTTCAAAGTCAAGGTTCATTATTGAATCCTTAAGGCTACCGAAAGAGTTGTTTATTTGTTCGAATTTAGAGCCACTTGCAAAGACCGTGATTTGTTCGTTTGCGTCTCCTATTCTGTCCTTTAGTTCACCAGCTGCGGTTGCGAGTTCTTGCATTCTTTTCGGGTCGGTCGCATTTAGTAACTCATCACGAACCGCTTTGAGTTCGGCTTTCAGTTCTTTTAAACCTCCAACTTGAATTGTGCCTACGTTAATCGTTCCCGCCATATCTTAATAATAGTAAAATTTTAATCGTGTTTTAATAGATACCGTAAACCCTCAAGGCGAATACTTTCCAACTTGCGTTAGAAACACTTGTTGTTGTTATTGAAATAGTCCCGCCACCCGTCAAAGGCTCTGAATATTTTGCAGTACCACCGCTTTGAAATTGGTCACCCGTTCCCGTGGCATCACCTGACAAGACTAAAGTTCTTTTTGTAACCGAGTTTATAACGATGTTAAAAGAAGTATTACCGTTACTGTTTGCGTTGTTTATGAATTCAACTTCCGCTTCAACCATTATTCGTGAGTAGGTGTTTGCTGCAAGTGTGTATGTTTTTGCGGTTGTTGCTGTGCTCCCTGAAGTTTCGGTTTCTTGAGTATAAATTAAAACCATTGTTCCCGCTGGTAAAGTTGCTGACAAAGTTAAATTTCCATTACCAAGAATTGAACTCCCGTTAATGGTTTTTATGTTTGTTCCGCTAACTAAAGCGTTTTGTTTTTTACTGTTTAAATAACTCATATTAAATAATTAACCATTCTGTACCACTATCAACTACCGTTAAAGCATCGTATTGAGATAAGCTTATTGTCAACGCACCGTCAATTAAATTGCCTCCAGTTCCTTGAACATCTACATTAAAAGTTGAAATATTTTTGATTATAAACGTGCGCCCGAAATCACCAACTGCTGGAAGTGTAACATTAACTAAAGCAGCTCCGTTTGAAATTATAAGCGTGTCGTCAGTGGTTGCTGTGTAATCTTGGTCGATTAAAGTTGGTATGTAAATAACACCGTAAGGAAAAGGGTTACTTGCTGACTTACCGTTTATTGTGTCTGTCCAAATTCCTGAGTCACCAGCTCCGACAATCTTGTTATTACCTACGACAACACCTTGAAAACCTTGTTGAATTACGTTACCTTGACCGTAAACCATTGCGTTGCTGCCTAAACTTATAACGTTGTTGTTTTCGTTGTTCGTGTTTATAATAGGTTCGGTAATTGTTCCAAGTTCTCCCGCCGTTGGTATTATTGGTCTTCCCGTTTGGAACTGTGCGAAGTCGATTTCTTCGTCGATGCTTAAAAGTTCAACAGTTGTTAACCGTGGGTTGTTGCAGTCGTAGTCAATTACCTTATTAATATTCCACCAAGAATTATCAATCCTAATCTTATCGTTTAGCTTCAACGTAGCGATGTCAGTTTCTCGAAGGTTAAACTTAGCGGTCAACATTTTACCGTTGTTAATCTGTCCTATCGTACGTCTCCAGTAAAGGTTAAACAGATTGTTGTTGGTTAGTATGCTTTGTTGATAGTAATAATAATCACACACTCCGAAATTTAAATCAAAACTTGGAACGTACGGGTTGTTGAAGTGGCTTATTGACGGGTATTGAGTTAGGTTAGTTTGTCCCGTTGTACCGTAGTCGTAAATGTTAAACGGGTTGCAGTTAAACATTCCGCCGTCGAATAAGATTCTTATGTTCGTCTTTGGCGCAGCACCAGCAAGTAAAGGAACAACCGCATTGAACACCGTTTTTGACATTGGAGTTGGACTAAACAGAATCTCTTTTTTGTCGATGTTCTTGACATACTCATTGTCGTAAATGTATTCTACTTGACCGTATATTTCACCCGTTGCCTCAAAATAGTTTTTATTAGGTTGGTCTGTGTCTTGTTTATAAGTTAAGATTAATCTCTTTGAAGTAATCTCAGGTAAGAATTTAAGGTCTTGGTCTTTGTCTTTAGCGAGTTTATAAGTCCAGTCCTTTTCAAGCCCAGCGTCGTAATAATCGTCACGGTGCGACAAGATAAGTTTATTCGGGTTATCGGGGTCAATCTCAGTATACAGATTGTACATTGTGAAAATCGACTTAACAAAGTCCGATTGTTTAATCTTTTTAGGAACGTAGTTATTTACTATCAACGTACCGCCTGAACCCGTTATATTAGTTGAGGCGACTACTGACATATCAACGCTCGTTAAATCAAGCTGAGTGTCAATTAATACGTTTGTGCCTCCTACGTTTTGCCATCTTAAAAAACCGTTACCACCAGCGCCTAAATATTCTTGGACTTGAAGACCCGCATAGATTTCGATAGTGTCACCGCTTGAAAGGTTTGAAACTGGTATAGTAAAGTTTCTTGTGAATGTTCCAAGGTTCGTACTTCCGTTCGGTATGTTTGTGCCTTCGTCTTGTTCACCGTCAAAAGTTCCGATTGTTGCAAAGTTACTCGAAGAGTTAAATACCCCGTTAACGTAAATCTGAAAACGTAAAGTATAGCGATAAGCTGCAAACGGTGTAAAGTTACCAAAGCCGTTTAAATAAGCTGTCGCACCCGTTGAATTTAGTAAATTAATATCGTAATCACAAGCAAAGTTAAAGTTTATTGATTCGCCTGAGTTAACTGTGAACGTGTTTGTGTAGACACCCGTTAAAGGTGTGAATAGGTTAAATGCGTCAAGTGTTTCAGTCCATCCGACTAACTGCTCACTAAATGAGTTATTCTGTCCCGCTGTTGTTTGGTAGCCGTCTATTGTTTCGGTATTGTTTGCCTCAACATTGTACGCTGAATAGTCTACGTTCTCAAGTTCACCATTATAAGGAATCAACAACTTGTCAAAGTAAGCATCTTGTAAAGTTGACCAATCGTAACTAAACCCAGCCGTTGCGAAAATCCTATCGAAATAAGTCTGCGCATAAATAGCGGGTTTCATTTCTTTGAGTGGGTAAAAGTTATCACCCGAATAAGGTAATACATACTTATAACCATCGGCAACCGTATTCGACCAACTTGAAACAACCGTAGCACTATCGTAAGTGTGGTTTAAATCTGAGAAGTCTAAGTCTGTTAACTCAGCACCGCCTAACGTAGTAAAGAAATCGGACTGGCTATCTTTAACCAATACTTCATATTCAACACCTTGTTCGTGTGCGTCGTTTGTTTGAACTTTCTTAACAGCGATTAACTGAAGCGATGCGTCTTCCATTACAGGAATACCGTTTTGAATTACACTACATTTAGTAATCGTGTTTATGTTGAACGTCCCCGCCTGGATATTTACGTCGTAATAATGGTTTAATAAGTCGTGGTTGTTCTTCGTGTTTTCGAGGACTATCGTTTTACTAAACGCTCCCTTTCGTGTGGATAAATCTCGAATGTCACCAACCTGAAAACTAATAGGGAAAGCTGTGTTATCCTTTACGTCTAAATATCCGTTTTGTAGTTGTATTCTAACCATTGATTGAATCTTGATTTGCTAACATTACGTTCACGCTTCGCATTATTAAATTCTTGTTCTTTTGTCTTGCTACCTCGAAAGATGTTTCTTGAACGATACAAGCGTAATAATTACCGCCTATTTTTATATAAACTTGAGGACTGCTAATAAGTTCTTGGTAATAAGCGTCCATTTCAACTGTAAGCCAATTGGTATTTAATTGATACGTCTTTTGAACGGTTGGATTAATTACCCGACTTCCATAATCTTGAGTGTCGTAAGTCCACATTCCTGAATTCGTGTAACCTTGAACGTCTTGTTTATAAACATCTTTATCAACAGTCCCTTGTTCATAAGCCCTAAGTTGAAAAGCGAAAGAACCGAAAGAACCTAACCTATCCAAGAACACAAGTTCAAAATCTTCAATCTTGCAACGTGTGTCTAAGTCTATTCTATAAATCAAAGACTGGTCGTTATAACTTCCATCTGTATAAACGAATTCGTACCACGTTGTTGTGGGTTTTAAAAGTGGTAAAGTTCCAACCAAAGCGGTTAACGTTCCTAAATTATTTATACCTACTCCCACTTGAGTTATTAAAGCGTTATCAGTTACAGCTTTTGCAAACACATCGCCGTCCGAGTTTCCGAAGACCATATAACCAGTCGTATCGAAGTTGTTCATTATGTTGACAAACAAGTCTTGAGTTCTTGTGACCCTAAAACCACTTTGAGGTATTGTTGTTAATAACCTATCTGTTGCACCGTCTAAAATGAAAACATCTTGGTCATAGATTCTAAACTCAGACCACGGAAGCGCTCCGTTAAAAACATATTTGTTTAAAGTGGTTACAATGTCTCGTGTTATCGTCTTTCGGTTGTCCGCATAGTTAACCGTCCCGTTTGCAGTAGGGTCGTTTACATTTGCAAATAAAGCGTTTATTGTAAAGTTAGTTGTTCCGCTTATTGCAATCACCGTCCAAAGACCGTTCACCGCTGAGTTAGCCACTCCAGCAAATAAAACTATTTGGTCGCCTACCTGGAACGTGTGTGCGGTTGTTGGTGTTATTTGAATGTTGCCCCCGTTGTTTACTAAGTTAGCCGTGTAACTGTACGTAACGACGTACTCTTCGCCAACCTTTAAATCGTATTTGTAATAACTGTTTGTTGCGGGGTCGCTTTCGCTTAACGCTGGGTCGAAGTCAAACGTAACTTTGTTTTGAAGTAACTTACTTAAGTCTATTTCACCATAGCCATCTGAGTATCTTGGGAACACTCTATATTCAGCTATCTTGTTTGCAGTCCCCGATTCGTATACGTCGAATATATACTTGAATCCAAGGTTGTTCTTATTAGTTGAATCGTACAAGAACTTAATCGGATTGTAAGCGGGTGTTCTGTCGTAAGGTTCGTTTATTGTTGTTATTGCCATATCTTATAATAGTAAATAAGGTTTCGTGTTTTAGAAGGCTAAATAACTGTCCTCGGTAAAATACATTTCTTTAATGAACATCACCGCATACCTCACAGCGTCCATTGCATCGTCGTAAAGTTTCACGGGTTCATCGGTTATTGTGTCGCCGATTTTTTTCCACTTATAATTTTCGTATTCCTTCTTAAGGTTCTCGTCTTGTTTACACCACACCTTAAAAGTTTTAACTGCGTTTAGTCCTGACTTTACGTTCTTGTTTGCGTTGTTCACGTTAAACCCTGAGTTTTGCATCTCGGCAATTATTTCAGGTCTTGAGTAGTCCGCGAGAATATCAACCGTGTTTTCAATGTTTAGTTGTTTAAAGCGCTCAATTAATTCGCTTGTTGTTAGATAGGATTCGTAAAGAACGGGTTCAATGTAAACGTCACCTTCGCACCAATAAACACGCATTAACGCAGTCGGGTGGTTGTAACCGAAGTCAAGGCCGTAAACATAGTTTTTAAAGCGCTCAGGCTTTTGAGTTATGAACTCCCAAGTGTTGAAAATGTTTGTCTTGCTAATAGCCTTTTCACCTAAAGCATAGATTTGATACAGCGCTTCGTCTGTTCGTGCAAGGTCTTCTATTTGTCTTATAATTGACTCAGGTAAAAACGGGTTGTCCTTATACGTGGATTTGATTAAGATGCTTTCGTTTTTTGGTAGTTCGTACAACCAACTTGAACTATCGGAAGGGTTATAGTCGAAAATCATTTTTGTTTCAGTCCTCATATTGAGCTGTTGAAAGTCTTCGAACCAAAGTTCGTTAGCCTCATTGCACCAACCGATATCACGTTTACGACCTCTGACTTTTTGCTCGTCGTCAACGCTGAAGAACTCAACTATTGACCCGTTGGAAAAGCGGTAAATATTTTCTGACATATTGTGACTACTCTTTTCGTAAATCTCCAAGTCTTTAAGCACCTCAAAGAAATCACGCATTACCGTAGCCCTCAAAGCTGGGAACGTCTTTCTAACGATTGACACAACCTTGTTCGAATTCTGCAAGCAATAGACTATTAACACCTGACAAAGTGAATAAGTCTTGGAACTACGTGAGCCACCTTGGTTGATGATGAATCTAATCGACGGGTCTTGTAACGCATCGAAGTTTTCTTCAAAGATTTTAGTTGCCTGTATTTCCAGTCCCACCCCTTACGATGTTTACTTTTATTTCGTTTATCTCTTTGCCGTTTGTGGTTACGTCCGTCTTTTCAGTGAGTCCGTTTAAGCGCTGAGTAATTGACGGATTAAATTGTCCAACCATACCACCTTGGATTTGGTCGTTTCTGATTTCTTTCTTTATGCGATTGCAGATACCTACGAACGCCGAATATCTACCCTCTCTATTTGAGAAATATTGTTCAACTCCTTTCGATTCTATTCCTTCGTAGTTCATCACAAAAATGTCAAAACCCTCCATTGTAAGTGGTGGAGTATGCCATTCGGACTTTACTCCTGTGGCGGTTGCTTTTTGAATCTCTCGAGGTTTTAAGTTCTTCTTATACTCTTCGAATAGTTCCCACATTTTCTCTGGGGTTTCTATGTATTTGTGTTTTGGCATATGTTCGTGTTTTTATAGTTCGTGTTGTTTTGCTTTTTTAAAGTGGTTTAGGAATTCATCCTCGTCTATTTCTTCTACTGCGAGATAATGGTCTTGGCTTGTCAGGTAACTAACGTAGTGGTATTCATTTTTCTTCATTGTGTCCTCTATTGTTTCAGCAATGGAGAGCATTTTTTCACCTACGTCTATTATAAAGAATCTATTTTTTTGCATTGGTTCGTCTTTTTCTTGGTTTCTTTGGCTTAACTTCTTGTTCAACTGGTTGCGGTTCTTGGATTACCTCAAAAATAAAACTGAAGCCGTATTTTTTAAGCTGTGGAATTTGCTCGGGTTTAATTCGGTCAACTTCGATAGTTCGAACTCCGAGTATTGGGTCAGTAATGCTAACTACACAACCTTTGTACTCAGCTTTTATTTGTTCATTTTGTGCCATTCGTTTAAAAATAAGTAAGTAATGTAAGAAATCAAAGCCACTGCGCCAAATTTATTCGTTAAATCTGAATCGTTAAATAAACCAACTGCGAAGCCTACCGTACTAATTAAGGTAATTAAGCTTATAAAGTCTTTCATAATTGATAATAGATTTAATTTAGTTCGTGTTTTTCTAAGATTTGCCGAATATCTTGCTTCATCTCGGTGATTAATCCGTGAGAACTAAACTCCGAAATATCAAAATGCTTTGCTATTGACCTTACCGTATTGTAACCCTTGTCGAAATAGGTCTCAAAGAATATCTTTTTTACTCTATCCTTTTGGGTGTTTCTGTAAATCTCAATTGCGACCCGTTGGTTTTGTAGTTTGAATTCGTGTTCGAGTTTGATTAGAAAGTCGTCAGGTTCTTCTTTTTGTAGGTAATCGTCTATTGCGTTTGTGAGTTCCTTTTTGCTTTCGGTGTCACGCCAAATAATCTCCGTTTTGATTAGGTGGAATAAGTAACCTTTCGCTTCGTAATCGTGTTTAACTTCAGGGTTTATATTGAGGTATCTAAGATAAGCGTTTGAAATTACCGTTTGAACTGAGAGCTTAAGTTTAGAGCGTTTAATAAAATAGGACGTGTATTTTTCGACCTCTTTGTAATTACATTGTATGTACGTATCAATTAAGATTTTCATACCACGTCAAAAAGTCCTTTATATAGATTTTTCGGTAAACCATTCCACACATACAATTGTCCTCTGACCCATTTAAAACCCTATTCCTAATCTTTTGAAACTGCTTTGCAACCGATTTCGAATAACGTGTTGTTTCAGGTAATCCCTTAACCAATTCTATAAACTTGATTTCAGCCTCTGTAAACATATATTTAAGATGTAAGTGAGTAAAGATACCAAACAAGCAGTGAAAACGTCTCCAGTGTACGCAAAAGCACTCCAAAACGCAACGCACTTAATACAAGATAATCCTCCGTGAATCCAATTAAGATAAAAAGACGGTTTAAAACGCCCGAAAAGGTAATCAATAAAATAGTGTATTGGTTCAAATTCGCACCACCACCAAGCAAAGGATAATAAATATACTATTGTCATAAATTTTCTATTTCTTGTTTAATTTCTTGCCAGTAATTAATTTCAGCCTGTGATAAAAATATTAACCCTAATATCTCATCTACTGCAATTAAAGCGCATTGTTTGGCATTATATTCATTAATAACATAACCATCTAATTCACTCCATTCTTGTGTGTGTTCAATAAATTTCTTAACTAATTCTTCGGCTTTCTCTCTTGGTGTCATTCGTCAGGGTTTAGTTCACGTTCAATTTTTTTCGTTTTCTTTACACGTTTTCGTCTTCGTATATCATTTTGACGAAAATTTATACATAAAAGTTTTTTAAGTAATCGGTTCATTGGTTCAAATATACAACTTTTTTAATTCTTTTAACTTTTCCTTGTAAACCGTGTTTATTTCTTGAAGTTCTTCGATAGTCCATTTCTTTGTTACGTGTGCGAGTTCGTGTAATTTAAGCAACCTTTCGCCACCTATTCGTTTTTCTATACCTATTTGATAATTTAATAAGTTCCCGCTTAAGAACTGGTTACATTTTTCACACTGAAGGTGTACGTTGTCTTCGTTGAACCTAACGTTTGAATGACCTCCAGCGCTGAAATAATGTCCCGCGTTTATTTTCTTCGGTTTTTGTTCGCACGAAATACACATTTTACCCTTATCGCGTTCCCTTATAAACTTATTGAAAGTCTGTTGCGCTATCTTGAGCCAGTCGGACGCAGTCATTAAGTCCTTTTTTAACTTCGTCTTTTTCTTGTTCCACGTTTTCAATTCAGCATCTTTAACGGCTTGTTTAATACATTCGTAATTATAACAGCATTTTTGTAGTGTTGTCTTTGAGAAGTATTCTTCTTGGCAGTATTTGCATTTTTTATTTTTTATAGTTTGCTTAACCATTGCTCGTATATTTTAGTTGCTATTTGTGCAGTCATTACTGGAGGTACTGACATACCTATTAAATAATTTAACTTAACATTTAAAAAATTATAATCTAATGGATAACTACCTGCTTTTTTAATTTCAAGATTATTTATAGGCCTTTTTATATTATAATGCCAAACACCTCTTGTTCCACCAGGATTTGCAGTAAGTGTAGGTAAAGCTCTATCTTTATCTGATTTAGAACCATTAAAAAAACTACCTTTTTCATGTACTGTGCTAAATGAATTACCAGGTAAACATAAATCCCATAATTTAGAAACGGCTAAATGATTTAAAGTATTAAAATCTGTTTTATCTTCAATTTCTTTAAATGGTATTTCTTTCTCATTAAATTCCATTTCAATCTTTGGTACTTCTGTGAACATATCTTGCCAATGTAAAAATTTACTTGCTAAATCTTTGCGTAAACAAATAAAAAATACTCGTTCACGTCTTTGAGGTACACCCATTTTTGAAGCGTCCAATAAAAAGTGTTGGCAATAATAACCAGCTTCATCAAATGCGTTGTAAATTTTACGAACGTATTCTTTAGCAGCACCTAACAAAAGACCTTTTACATTTTCAGCAACGACAACTTTAGGTTGCAACTCTTTAGCTAAATTAATAAAATCAAAAAACAATGTATCTAAAACCTGCATTTCTTGACCTTCTCGAAATTTCTTTTCTTTTCCCCAGTCTTTCTCTCGATTACCAGCCATTGAAAAGCTGCTACAAGGTGGAGAACCGTCTAAAATATCAAGTTCATAAAGTTCTTTTGGTAGGTCTTTTCGTTGTGCAAACGTTGTAATTGATTCGTGAAAACTAAATTTAGGATTATGGTTTTCCTTATAAACCTCAATCATTTTTTTATCAATGTCATTGTGTCCAATTACATCAAACCCGGCTAACTTATAACCCATTGTTGACCCGCCACCACAAGCAAAACAAGAAAACACTTTTCCTTTGTCTTTTGTAAACACTGCGTCTTTGAGCGTCCAGTTGTAGTTAAATTTATGTTTATTCATATATTAGTTTTAAATCTGTTAGTTTTTTCTGTGTTTCAAGTAGTTCAATCTGCATCGACATTAACTTGTTGGACAACGCTCGGTTTTCTTTTACAACCGTGTTTAAAACGGCTTTAATCTGTTCAAGTTCGTCTTGCTGTTGTGCGATACCTTCCGCTCGTTTAGGTTCGAGACGCTTTCGAAACTCGAATTTATTCCAAAGTGAGTTAAGGTTAATATATGCGAGTTGTATTCTTATTTCTTTATCCATAGTTAAAAGTTTAAAGTCCGCAGTATCCTGAATCGCATTCGTTGAAATCGTCTTCAAATAGTTCAAGTTGTAATTTATGATTTTTAATCTTTTCGTAAGTAATATGTCCATTACTCTTCCAAGTATCTTTTAAGTTTCTTCCTTTTTCTTGGTCAATAAACCAATTAAATTTATTTGGGTGTTTTTCTGACATTAACTTTAAAAGTAATTCGTTACGATGAAAACAACCTACGCAATTATTCATATAAGCAAAACGAACTGGTTTACTTTTCCAAAACTCCTCAATTTTGTCTTTAAAAATTCCGTCTTCTATTAGTGGAAAAATAGGTTTTTGCCATTCAACAATACCCCATTTATTTCTGTTTCCGTTTTTTGATTTACCAATTATCGCTTTTTGCTCTAAAAATCCATTTTCATTTAACTTTTCATTTAAAGACTTTGCTCTTCTCATTTCATTTGCTCTAAAGCCAATTCTAAATTCACAAGGGACATTTACATTTTCTCTCCAAAAATCAAACATAGGTTGCATTTTAACGTGAGCTGTGCAATAACGATGGAGTTTATTTGGTAACCACCCAGCTTCCTTTTTTATAGCTTCGTCAAATGTAATACCAGTCACCCAGTCTATTTTTTGACCAATAAATTGTTCTAAATCTAAAATTGTGTAAATAATAGTATCTTCCTCTAAAGTTCCAATAAATTCAACGCCTAATTTGTCACTAACAATTTGACGGACTTTTGCATCAGGGAATAAACAATTTTTGTCGTTTGTCCGAACCAAAGCAAATACGTTGTAATCTGCTAAGTAATTTGCAGCAATATAAGCCGAAGTTTTTCCGCCACTAATTGTGTTTATTGTTTTCATAGTTTAAAAGGGTAAATCAAAATTAGTATTTCTTTTTAAATCAAATCGTTCGTCTTTTAGTTCGAGTGGATTAACACCAGCGCAAGTGAAGCCCGTTCCGTATTCATACTTAAAACGTACCGCATCGTTTAACGGTGTCGGCTTACCACCCGTCTCAGTTTCTTTAACTTTCTTAACGTGTACGTGTGTATACATCCAGTTTAAAGAGTCTGCTACGTAACGATGAATTACAATAAAATCGTCGGCTCTATTTCCCCACTTACCACCGCCTTCAGCGTCTGCCATATTTGGAGGCATTGGGTGTCCTTCGAAGTCGCCTTCTTTGTGAGTTTTTCTTAGTGCTTCAGTTGCTGCGTGAACGCATAGGTAAATTGTTGTATTCGTCTTTTTGGCAAATAACCTTAGTTTAGTTGCAATTGTATAGTCGTAATCGTGAGCGTTAAACCCTTGAGGCCTTACAAAACTATTGTGAGGGTCAATCATTAACACGTCGTAGTTACCTAATCTTTGAACCTCTTGCATAAACTTCTCAATTGCCCAAGCTTCAGAGGTGTCTATAAAGTCAAAGTGTAATTCGATGAATAGTTTAGCCGTCTCAAGTTCTTGCTTATCCATCTCGGTTATCTTTTTACCTAAGTACAACTCTATTAAGTTACGTTTCATACCAGTAACCGTGTTTTCAGCACTATAAATTAGGTGTTTAAGAGAGTGTTTCACACTCAAACAAAGAAGGTAGTACAAAACAAAGTAAGTTTTACCCGTGTTAGCGTGTCCAAGAACGATATTAAAAGACGCTTCCTTAAACCTAAGGTAAGTATCTAAGTCTGTACCTATACCTTTACCAATAGGAACTTCGTTCCGCCTAAGCAACTCTAAGAAGTCATCGTTGTTTCTGTGGTTAATTAACATTAGTCAAGTATTACGTATCCGTTAATATCGATTTTAGGTTGTCTAAGTGGTTGTTCTTCTATATTTATTACACTATCACTTACACTAACACTTACAGCTTCGTTTGCTTCATTTTGCTTCGTTTTGCTTCGTCTTGTTTCACCGCTTTTAATACCGCCTTTTTTACCAGCTTCAGAACGGGCTAACTTAGTCTTTTCCCATTTGCATAAATCACGCTTTAAAGTCTGTTTAAAAGGCTCAAAAAGTAATTCTGTAATCCTGTCCGAGTTAGGTTCTAAATCGTTGACGTAGCGAAATAAATGCTTAACTAATTTACCAGCTTCCTCGTCTGTTAATTTTTCAAATGTAGTAATCCAATCCGCATAAATTACTACTCCGTTTTTGTCTGTTGCCATTTTAAAAAATTCTTTTAATATTATGTTCTTTCATATAAGATAAAACTTTTAAATGTGCATCGTATTCATTTACAAATCGTCCTAAATAAACTTTTTTTTTATTTACAAATAATCCTGCTGTAAATCTGTCTTTACTCTTCCAAACTCCATAATAATTAGAACCAATACCTTTTTTAATATTGTTTTCTCTACTTGATAACAATTGTAAATTATTTACATTATTATTTAATTTATTATCATCAATATGGTCAACAACTAATCCAATATTTCCATTAGGCTGATGATTTAGAAATGACATAGCAACCAAAACGTGACAACCATAAGTTCTTTGTAATCCTTTTTCTTTCCAATTTAAAGTAAATTGTTTATAACCTCTACTGCTAATTGAACCTTTTAATTTTTTGATTTTTCCATTTTTTATAGAAATTAAATTACCGTAATTGGATATTTTATAACGTCCATCATAACCAATTACATCCTTCCAAATTTCATTCATACTAATTTATTTAAATTAAAAAGCCTCTATTCTCCCTACGGCTCTGACCTCGCAGTTCAAATAAAGGCTCAAATAATCCTTTTAAGGTTCTATAGTGTCAGAGCGAACCTACTAAATAATAGTAAAATTTATCAAAGTGTTTTTTTTCTATCGCAATATTTTCTCCATTCGTCCATCGTCCACACTTCAAAGACTAATTTTGGATGAAGGTCTAATCGTTTAACCGCGTCTTCTTTAGAGTAGGCTTGGACGATAAAGTAGTCAACTTTGTTTTCAATCCAAGTGTAAACCCTATATGGACGCTTAAAAGGGTACGTCGAACACGCTTTCTTCTTTCTTAAAAGGCTCTGATAGTTTAGCGCTGAAGAATTTTCCATTTTTTCCGTCTTTTACCCATAAAGCAATTTCGATTTCTTGACCTTTCCAGTTAAGCTTTCCCTTATATTCGGGGTGATTATCCGCTTTTTTGTCGTTCTTGAATATTGCTCCCGTGTTTTCTCTTTGTTCCATTTTTTTTGTTTTAAATTTAAGTAAATTATTTTATAAGTTCGTTAAAATATGTTCGACAATGTTCGATTCGTGTTTTCATCTCATTAACAACCGCTTCGTTATATTCAACGTGAAAAGCTTTTACTCGTCTATCTTTCGGTATATGGTCGAAATTATGTAAAGCCACAACATCTCGAATAGTTTCTTCAGAGGGTTCGATTTCGTATTTTCCCCAAGCGGTTCGTCGTATTTCATCGTTTACAATTTCTTCAGGTGTATTAATTAAACAATAACTAATTAAAGCGTTTTTCTTTCCAGTGAGCCACATATAGCCCATTACTTGATAATAGTAGTCTTTGTTTGGTAATTCGCTTTCAAAAAACGGGAAGGTATCACCTGACCAGCTACTTTTCACGTCAATAACTAAAGAGTGAGTAATTATGTCGGGTGTTCCTTTGATGTAGTCGTTCTCAAAATAATCTTCGTTCTTGGTTAAAAACTCGAAACCTAAAACGTCCTCAGCGAGTTCGATTGCTTTGTCTTCGACTTCGTTACCTTTGTCAGTGTAACGGCTTTTAAACACCTTTTTAATACCGAACAAGTGTTCTTTTGCAAGTTCTTCGACGTAGGTCTTTGCGGTTTGACTTAACACCTCAGATTTATTCCGAGGCGCTGTCATTATGCGTCCTAATTGTGAGCAACGTATTTTAAAATTATTTTTCATTACAATTGTCTTTTAAATAGTTTTCAATTAATTCTTGTATATTCCAGTAATCTTCAACGGATATTTGTTTAAAATTTTGAACTTCAAAACTTATAGACCAATAAGAAAAACCGTTTTCAACGCTAATTATTTGTTCTTGAATCTTCATAATTCGTTTAATTTAGTTAATTGTTCTTTAGTTAGTTCAAACTTGGATAAGTCTTGTTTTGACACAGTGCCGTTTTTAATGCCCTCTAACGCTTTTAAAAATCTTTCTTGGCTTAATCCTTGTTTTTGACTTTTAACAGCCTCAGAAGCTAAATTACTATCATCATCGATTGACTGCAACGACATAAGCGATTGCAATGTGTAACGACGGTAGTAGGTCACAGCCGACCCAATGCGCTGGGGGTCTTGTATTTCGGGTAACTTCATACAACTTATCGTTCTATCATTCGAATCTATACAAATAATTTTCGTATAAACGTAACCATCCTCAATAGGCTGTAATAATAGAAGTCTGTTTTCAAGCAAGATAGGTTCAACTTCTTCAATTAATGCGTTAATGTCTGCGTAATTGTTTTTAAAGTGTGGATTCTTAGCGTTCTTCGCTATCTTTTTAATTGATTGTTTTGCGTTGTGCAACTTTTGTAGAAAGGTCGCAACCTCAACTGTTTCTTCTTGTTTTTTCATTTTATTTTGTTTTTAGATTTCTGCTAATTTAAGTAATTTACTTATTCGATTTTCCAAAAGGACTAAATTTTTTAACTCGTTTACGTTAATATCGTCGACGGGCTTAATGTGGCAACGGGATTTTTCTTTAATCAACTCAATGTTTTCTTTTATTTCTTGGTAACCGTAACCTTCATACGTTGTTAAGACTTGTTTTATAGCGTGTATTACCGTTGAGTGGTCTCTACCGAAGTCTTTACCAGCATCTTGTAAGCATTTTCCGCTCATCCAGTTCCACACCATACCGATGTTACGCCAAATTACGACTTCTTGTTTTCGTGTTTTCAACAGTTCACCTTCAAAAATGTAAGGACAAGCTTCGTAAAAGTCGACCATTTCAAAAGACGATACCTCTATAATCTTTGCTATCTTACCTCGTTTGTATTTCATTTGATTTCGCTTTTAAGATTTGTAAATAAAGTTGCACATTGAAAGTTCCGCCTTTGTCGCCTTCGTGTTTCTTTTTAGTCCAATATTCGATTATTGTGTTTAAGTCTATGTAATTCATTCTATTCTGATTTAAAGGTTTCGTTGTAGTATTGTTCAAAATTATACTCTTCTGTGTCTTCTCCCCATTCATTAGCCATTACACTTCCTGAACCATAACGAACCCCAGCATTAAAAAAATCTTCTTTCTGCTCTTTCTCCATTTCTTTGGCTGCTTGTATATCTAAATCTACTAATCCTTTTTCTTTAAGGATTTGTTCAACTAACCATTCTACTGCTGTTTGTTTCATAAGTCTATTTTATAATGGTTTAATGTATCGTTGAATTGCTCGTAAATTTTATCGAGCATCTCAAATTGATATTGTTCATAGTCTCCGTGTTTCCATTCGCTGCGAATCCAAGTTTTAAAGTAATTCAACGCTTCAAAATAGTCACTGCCTTTTAAATAGTGTTCTGCTTCGTCAAGGTCTTCAAATTCAAGTGTAATTTTCATAGCTTAATAATTAATTGATTTTTGTTTTCTTTCTAAATAGTCGTCAATATATTCGTCGGGGTCGTGTTCGTAGTTTTCGTAGTACCAATTCTCAATCTCTTTGTTAATTTCGTCGTGTAAACTATCGTAAATGTCTGAAGTGATTCCGTGTTTTTCTAGGTCTTTCGGTTCAATAGCTATAAATTCCCCGAGGTCATCATCTAAAAACTCAAATCTCATTGAGTCGTATTCGCAAACGTAATCGTAAACTTGAAACTTTATATTAAAGTTGATGTTGTTAACAACGCATTCCGCCTGTTCTTCCCTCAAGTCGATGCTAAAATCTGTATACTTTTCCATTTTTCTTGTTTTTAAAGGTTATTATTAATAAGGTCAATTAGTTTGTTATATTGGTCGCGCAATTCAGTGTAAGCGTCAACTAATATTTGTTCGTTATCTTTTTTAGCCTGTTCAATTAATTGAGTGTACTCGTTTGCTTTTAATTGATAACCGATAAGTTTGTTTGATAGTTCTTGATTCATTTTTCTTGTTTTTAAAGTGATTCAATGATTCCGATAATTAAACCGAGTAAATAAACTGCGAGTGCGAATTTTAAGAAGTTTTTCATTATTCTTGTTTTTATTTTGATAAAAATTCAACTACTTGATTGATGCTTCTTGCTGTTCTGTTCCAAAATGAAACATTTAATTCGTTTGAGTAATTGTGTACTAAAAATTTAGCTCTTGAATCAAAACCAGAATTTTTGCTATCCAATGCTATTAACTTAAGCACTAACACACCGTTAACGTATACACTTGTAAATTTGTCGTTTGTAAATTCGCAAACTTGTTTTTTTGTAGTTACTGTTTTCATAATTCTTATTTTTTTCGTTGTTGATTACCTTACAAATGTACATAACTTTTTTAAACGTGCAAAACTTTTTTAATATTTTTTTCAATTATTTTTAGTTTTTCAATGTTTATGGGACTTTCGGGCATAAAAAAAGCGGTGTTGCCACCGCCTCTTTGCCTCAAACCTAACCGAAAAAACAAGATATTGCTAATTTAACAAATATTTTTCTGTTTAATCTGAAATGTTAATAAGTCTGTGTAGGTCTTTTGATTGAAAATAAATGTTCCACCTCTGCAACTTTTACAACGCATTTGATATTTAATAGTTCCCGCTGCGGTTGCATACATTGCGTGACGTCTTATATTATAACTTGAGCAGTGAGGACACGAAAACTTTTCTTCGCCAAATACCACCCCGTAATGTTGAGTAGGTTTAATATAAGGCTCTAATTTATGGTAAACTTGTTCTAAAATTTGAACGTCTTTTTTACAATAGTTAACCATCCGTTCTAAAGCTTCTTCATCTTTGTCTAAAACTATCTTTCGCCAGGTATCGAACCCTCCGTTTTCAAGCTTACCTTGACCAAGTAAAACCTTACCCAAGTAATCGAGTTTATTAGAATTAAAATAGAAGCCATTTTTAGCCTTTTTAAGCGTGTCAATTGATACGTAGTGAGCTAACATATCAACGCCTTGCATAATCGCTCTTGTACGCAGCCATTTAGTATCAAAACGGTCTGAATTGTGTCCGACTATTTCGTGTGCTGAGTTTAGTACTTTAATAAAGTCCTTTAAAAGCTTCTTATCGTTTTGCTTTTTGTCCCACGTTAAAGAGTGAACTTCGTCTTCGCCTTCCCACTTCCAACAAACACAGATAATTTTACGCTCTTCGATAATGTTGTCAGGGTCAATGTTTAAATTATATCCACTACGCCACGAAAAGACAATATTCGGGCTCACTTCGATGTCAAAGAATAAGCGTCTACGCATAAAAAAAGGTTAGGTAAATAAAAAAAGCGGTTGTTATTCCGCTTCAAACTCGTCTACAATTACGAAAGACCAAGTTCGCTGTGGTTTAAATAGATTAAGAATCTTAACGTAGTCAGGCGTGTTATTGAATACAAGACAACCTTCTGACCAACCACCTATCTCACTAACTACAATTGAAGATTTAAGATTGTGTGTTGCAGCGTGAAAGTTAAACCCTCTAATATCGTTCTTTATTTCGGTAGTTGGGTTCGTTTTTCCGTCTACGGTGAAGTCTCTACGATAAGGAAAACCTTTTACTTGAATTCCCGCTGGAGTTTTACCACGGTGCAACCCTAATTTATAGCCGTCGTAATTCCATAAGTTAGCCTCAACAACTCCCGAACCTTTGTGTCCTTTGTTTGTGGTGCAAGTTGTAACCGTCACGAATTTCGACCCGTTAAAAATGTAACATTTATCGTCGAATAGGTTCGCAGCATCTTCGTTTGAGCGTACAAATAAAGCCCAATAATTAGAAGGTATACTTTCGAAGGTATCTAAGGATTTAACCTTTTCCAAAAGTTGTTTGTCGGTGTATTTTCTTACGTTGTTCATAACCCTATTTTTTTATTTGCTCTTAAAAGTAAAACAATTAACAATACAAGTCCAAGAATAACAGCTAAAACTTTAAGAGTTGAGCTTAATGAAGTCTTTTTTTCCGCTTGTATTTCTTTGCGGTCTGTCTTTGCGTCTTGTTTTAATTGTAGTCTGTCCGTCTTTGCGTCTTGCTGAATCTGTTCTTTGATTATTTTATATTCAGTCTTGGTTTGATAGCGTGTTTTTGGAACGTAAACCGTGTTATTTTGAACAATAGTGTCTCGATAGTTGTAAAAGTATTCTTTGAATCCGTCTTTTATTACTGAGTCTCTAAAGTAAACTCGAACCGTGTCTATTCTTGTTTCAATCTTAGCACCTTTTTTAATCGCTTTGTTTATATGGTAGGAAGCTGAACACCTAAATAGTAAAACATAAGCTAAAACAAGCGCTAAAATAAACGTGAATTTATTTGTGTTTATCATTCTTGTAGTTCTTTTTTAACGTCTTTAACCTTTCGAACTAAGTTGGTAATCTTGGTTATAAACGAATACCCTTTAACCTTGGTGAAACTTTCATCCATTGACTTGACCTCTATTGAAATAAGAACCAATGCAAGTAACTTTGTGCTGAGGTGGTCAACAGCTACGACTGTCTGAGTTAAGTCGTTAAGAATATAATAATCCGTGGCGTAAGTAATGATAACCGCAGCACAATAAGTTATAAGTTTAGGTACGAATCCGTGACGTAACTTTTTAGACTGGATGCTTTCGCCTACATTGTGCGCTTTCCAAACACCGAAAAAAGTGTCTATAATCGTAGATAAGGCGACAAGTAAAACGATAAATTTAATCGGACTTAAAAAGACCAGCAACGAATTAAATAAAGTAATAAAATAAGTTTTCAAAGTACTAAAATTTGAGTTGTGTAACCTGTGTCTTCTTTTCGACTTGGTCTGATATCCGAGTCTTTATTTAACTCTGAAATAAATTCAGGAAATAAGTCTTTATTTTCCTTTAAATATCTGAATAATCTTGCTTCGTAGAAACTTGCTTTCTGCCCGTAGTGTTCCATTGAAAAAGCGACTTCGTTTTGAGTAACTGCGTTTGAATAGTCGCCAAATTGCTGTTGGATTCCTTTGTTTTTAAGTTGGTACGATAAGCCGAAAACAGCATCTTCAGCCGAACGCCACGCTACGACTGGTTGAATATAAGTGACAAGTGTTTCTTCGTCGTTATTTAAAGTCTGCGCATTGTAACCAGTTAGCATATAATTGTAAAAATACGTTCCGAGAATTGGTTGAACACGCATATCGCTTTGAGTTCGAATATACGGGGTTACGTCGTTAACGTCTACGTTTGCCGTTATAGGTGTTTGCGTCTTTAAGTAGTTTTCAGTTATAAAGTAAATCATAATGTCGGTGTTTGCGTTGCTTGTTGCGCTTGTTGGTCTCGAGTAACGTCCCCTCCTTGAACGGGTGGTAAAGAAGCCATTGCACGAATTTCATTGATTGTCATTGACTCAAGTACTTTCGTAGCAAGTAATGGACTCATTGTGTTTAAAGCGTCGCTTACTGCGTTTGTATCTTCGTCAAGTTCAACGATTGTTTCGTTTACGATTTGGAAATTATTTATAGTAAAGTCCGCTTTAACGTCTGCAATTTTTAACAAGTCATTTACGATGTCCTCGATAATATTTCGTAAAGGAATAATCGTGTTTTTTTCAAATATAATGTAAGCCTGTTTTATGTCACTACCCGAACCAAGTTTACCACTTACACGAATACCCATCAAGATAGGGTCGATAATGTGAGCTTGACAAATCTTTGAATCTATTGACTCAGTCGTGTTTTGGAATAAGTTATCGTTTGAATTTGTCGGTATGCTTTCGATTTTAGGTAGGCTTTCCGCGTTGTTAGCAAAGAATGCTATCGCTTTGCCACCGTTTTGAGCGCCTTTAGCCTTGTCAATAGTGTTTTTGATTGCAATTTTTTCCTCTTCGCTCTGAGGCTTTTTCGGAAACATCATTGCGAACGATGGGAAAATAGAGTTTATTATGTTACTCTTTTGCAAGTAACTCATTTCACCGTCTAAAAACGCCCAATTCATAGCGCTCGAATACTGAGGAAGCGGGTAAACGTCTTGACCTACTGACTTGTTTTCGTAAACATATAAGCATTCACGTTGTTTTAAGTTCCATTTGTAAGGCTTTATTTCTTTAATGTCTATTTGACTGCTCCAATCCTCGCAAATAAAGTATGTTTCTCCGTATTTGTCACGTCGAATCTTTTCAGCACCTATGTGTTTGATTTTAATTAGGTCGCCTGACTGGTTGAAACATAGGTAAAAATACGCTCTATTATGGATTATTACGTCTTTCGTTAGTACGGGAACAAGCTGTTTTAAGTTAGTTCGCTTGTCGAATGTATAAACGTCTACTTTTTCCGTCGCAGTTGCTTGAGAATCTACCGTTAATTCAAACCCACCACCAACCGCAGCGTTTGTTTTGTAGTCAACTATTGCACCGTGCAAAGGTGACGTGTAATACATTTGGTTTAATAGCTGTGGATAGAGGTCGTCGCTTCCGAATCTTATTCTACCGTTTACAACTTGTCGTGAGTTTACATAAGGCAGTGAAAGATTACCTTCGCCTACTCTTAAAAAAGGAGTGCTGAACGCTTGGTAGTTATTACCTTGAACAACTTCAACGCTGTCTTTTTTACCTCCGATTTCTATTCCGAATATTTTCATAATTAATCATAAATTGAACTTGGTGCGTTACCATTAACCACCATTCGACCCTCCTCAACTAAATTCAAACCGTTTGCGTTTGTGTTTGGGTCTACTTTTATAGGCACGGGGCTTTCGTAAACCTTGTAAGTGTATTGACCGATTATTAAAGTCAAGTCGCTACCTTCCTCTAAAGTGAATAAATTGTATCGATAAGTGTAAGGTGACGTGTCAACACCTACCCAATAAATTGGTTGCGATTCCGTGTTAAATTCGTTCTCAAACTCAAACAACCAAACGGGTGCGGTTAGCGTTGCGCTTTCACTTAAAGTTAACACAAACGTGTTTATTTCGCCTTTGTTTAAGTAAATCATCTTATTTAATAATAGGGTTAATTACGTGTTTGTTATAAAACAAAAAACCCCCGACATAAATCGAGGGCTTAACGTGTTTGCGTAATCGTTAGATAATAGTTGGAATCACGTCAGGGTCTACTTCGAACGCAAGGTTTTCAGCTTCCGCAGTCAATACTAAAGAGTATTTAGAACCGTCAGCTTTCGCTGTTCCTGAGCCTTCTCCGTAAGCTGTTACTTGAACTTTATCAAAGTACCAATACTTACCGTTTCCGTCAAGAACGATAACCGCCAAATCTCTTTGACCTTCTCCTAAGATTTTAATTGCTCTCGACTTAGCGCCCTCTCTTCTATGGAACATTAAGTTGATAGTTTGAGTAACGAAAGACGAACCGTTGATTAAATCAATTGCAGCCTCTTCGGTGTAGTTTGAAGTGTTTCTTCTAAACTCGAACTCTTCGAAGTCAGCAGTTACAGTTATTGCTGTAATTGTCCAAGTTGCCAAGTCGATATCTGTTGCAGGGTCAACTGTTACGTTGTCTTGGTCGTTAATATAAATTTTGGTAATCGAACCGATGTTATTATCACATCCTTTTACGATTGCCTCTAAAGTTGTACAAGCCATTTTTATAAGTATTAAAAAAGGGGTAAGGGCGAACCCGAACCCCCTTCAAGTTATTAATTAAATTAATTAGTCAAAACAAACTGAATAAACTACTATCTCAGCTGGGTTAGTATAGTAGAAACCAACCTTCATATTTGCACGAGTTCTCAAGTAAGGCTCTGCAACAGTATCAGTAAGGTTAACAGCTTTCAACGCTTTAGAATCTCCCTCTCCGTCGAATGCGTAGATAAGGTTAGATTTCAAAGTCAACACCATTGTTGAAGTAGGCATACCGTCAGCAACAACAACTTTAACACCTAAGAAAGTCAATCCTAAAGGAAGAGTAACATAAGTCTGAGTGTTACCCGTAGCAGCAGCCAATTCGTAAGCAGCAGCAACGTCAGCAGAAACGTAGAATCTTAAGTCAGATTTTCTACGGATAACCGCAGCTGGTAAAGCAGTATAAACCGCAGTCATTTTAGCAATTACGTTAGTAGAATCAACAGCACCGCTATAAAGACCAGCAGCCAAGTTAGCACCGTCAGCACAAAGTTTTTTCAAATAACCATCACACAAACCAAGAACAGCATCTTCGCTTTCTGTGTCACCTTGCCATCTGATTAACTCAAGGTCTTCTTGAATTTTTAAACTCATTTCATTCCAGTAGTAGTTCATAAAAGAAGCTACCGTAAAATCACCGTTAGAACCTTGAGCCATTTGCAAAGAAACAAAAGACTGCTCCAAATCAAATTGACAAATTTGAGCCATTGCAGACAACGCGCAAACGTCGATGTCAATTGCATCCAAAGAATCGTTAGGTGCTGTAAAGTTACAGTTTGAAGCTGCAAGGATGTTACCGAAAGCAACGTTTGCTAATTTAGTAGCTGACTTAATTCCAGGCAAAGTTCTATAATTGTCTACAAGGTCTTCAGTCAAATAAGCACGAGAGTAAAACTCATCAGGGTTAGCACAAAGTAGTGCGTTTGTTTCGATATCCAAATCGAATTTTAATTTTCTGTTCATTTTAGTTTTCTTTAAATAATTGTCTGTATTTTTTTAATCTGTCAATTGCAGTGAATTTTTGCTCACTCAATTCAACTTCTTCTGTTTCCGTTTCTTCTACAACGGGTATTAATGCTTTTACTTCTGCAATAGCTTTCATTAACTCAGTAGCCATTGCATCTAAAACAGGTTGCACGATAGCAAGAACCGCTTCAGAATCTGTTTGAGGGTCAATTGCCATTGCAATTTCTTCTTCAACTGTTTCTTCAACTTCCGCTGCCGCAACCTCTTCGGCTTCAACTTCAGCTTCAACAACTTCTTCAGCCATTTCAGCTTCCATTTCCGCTGGAACTTCTTCTTTAATCTCGATAACTTCTCCGTCTTTTACAACGTAGATTTTGCCCTCGATTAAGTGTTCACCGTCAGGTAACTTCATACTTAATTTATTTAATTGATTACTTAATTTAAGACCTAAAAAACCCTCTATCGAGAAGCCTACTTGGTCTTTATTTACCAACTCTTGGTAATATTCTTTATCTGTAATTTGAGCTGTTAACATTAACGTCCCTTTTGGAACTTCAATACCGTATGTTGAATAACTCTTATCCTCTTTCGGGTTGTCAACAATCCAAGCCTCAAGAATGTAAGCTGGAACTTTCTTTTCTGTATGCTCAAGGTTGAACAGATTTTGATTGTTTAGGTCTTGCATAAACTTAGAGTAAATGTTCTCGATTTCTTGTTCGGTAAATTGAACGAAATACTCTTCGCCCTCGTCGTTTCTATATATATTCATCGGAATCATCGCGGGTGCAACAATTCGCATTTTCGGTTCGTCTTTAAAAAAGAAATTCTCGACAGCTTTAAAAGCCATTCCTTTCACCATAACGGCGGGTTTTGACGTGAATGCAATCATATCGATACCGAGTTCTTCGCCTTCGCTGTACTCTTCGTCGATAGTTATTTTATAAAGTGGTAACTCCTCTTTCATTACTAAATAATAGGTGTTATTTTATAAGTGTTATTTTTTTTTATATTTGTTGAAAAAAAGCTATGTTAAAAATCGGAACGAAAGAAGTGCCAAACGTAATTAACGAACTGACAATTGAACAGTTCGAAAAGATTTCAGAAATAACCAGCCAAGAACTAGACGCCTTTGAAAAGTGGGTAAATATATTCGTGTTTTTGGGCGCGGATGAAACAGAAGTTAACGAACTTGAGTTTACTGAGTTTAAAGAAAAGGTAAAAGAATTTAACTCAATTACTTATAAAGCCTCAAAGAAGTTTTTAAAGTCGTTTGAACTTGAAGGGTATACGTACAAAAGCCACGATAAGAAACTAACTATTTCGGTTCGTGAAATGAAACACATCGAAAAAATAATCAAGAACAATCCGAATAGCTATATTTCGAAAGTTATTGCGGTCCTATTTAAACGAACGGATTTAAAAGACCAAGAACACTACGCAGACGCACATATCAAACACAAAGCAAACCTATTTAAGAAACTAAACGCTGAATTTACATTGCCTTATATTGCTTTTATAGGTGAGAAAATGAAAGACACCGCTAAACAAATCAACGATGAAGTTGCCAAAGAGTTGGAATCAAATAACGGTTAATCAATTCACGGAGTTAGCAAGTTTAGAAGAAAAGGATTTTGAGAGCGTCTTTGAAATGCAAGTAGAGACGCTTTCTATTCTACTTGATGAAGACCCTGAAGACCTTTATGACCTCGAAGTTGATGAACTAAACAATGTATTAAAGGATTTAATTTGGCTAAGGTCAGAACCCCGTGTTAAAATCAATGAACAAATAGACAAATTTACGTTTAAACCCTTCGATAAAATTACGCTTGGTGAGTTTATTGACGCAGATTATTTCACGGTTAAAGACAAAATCGGAAATATACCGATTATTACAGCAATATTTTACAGACAAACTAAACAAGACGAGTGGGGAAACCGTGTTTATGAACCTTATAATTACAATCTATTCGAGCGTTCTGAACTGTTTAAAGAAATACCCGTGACTGCGGTGTTCGGTTTAGTGTCTGAGTACCTTAAATTTCGAGACAGTTTCACAAAGCAATACGAGAATTTATTTGCACCTCAGTTTGAAGGTGAAGAGGACACCGAAGAATTAACACCTGAAGAAAAAAAGGAAGTTGAAAACGAAAAGAAACGCAGCAAGTACGCTTGGGAAAGTTTAGTTTATAACTTAGCCGGTGAAGACGTTACAAAGGTAGACCAAGTTACCGACCTACCTTTAACGTTCGTGTTCAATATGCTTTCAATGAAGCACGTTTTAAGTTAAAATGCTGTTGTTGGTTCAGTAGGTAAATTTTTATAAGGAGAATCAATCCAATTAAATTGTATTTTAACCTTTGGTGCATTTAAAATGGTAGCCATTTTTAGGAAAGGATAGTTCTCAAATTGCCAAGCAATATACTCGTTTACTATTTCACCTATTATTGATTGTGTATCTGAGCGCTGAAGCCATTTATCCGTTATTGAATAAGGAGGTATTCCTCTTGACGTGCCTTCATCTAAAAACAAATAATAGTACATTGCGTTAATTGTTAGGTTAATCTCGTTTAATTTACTTCCAGTCATTGCTGAAATTTTAATCGAATCGTAAAGCGTTCCTTCGTCAATCAAACCAAGCGCACGAATCTCTTTTTGTAGAGACCTTGCAAGTTTGTTTCGTGTTGCGTATTTTACTTTAAACTTAGCCATTTACACTTCATATTTTTGTAGTTCTATTTCAACCCACGCTCGAACTTCAGAATCTGACCAATCGTTTACATAGGTAAAGCCGTCTAAAGTTACTCCAAATATAGCGTTTTCAGTTACAAGGTGAATTTCAACAGAACAAGTTTTTTCGTTTATAAAATCGTTTACATTAACCACTACAATAGTAGGGTTCGTTATTTCAACATTGAATTGTGAAAATTTATAAGTCATAGTTTATTAAGTTAAAGTTGTTCCAGTTACTGTAAATGTTCGACAAGATATCCATCTACCACTCAACCCCGATTTACTCGAAAGATTTACCCAAGAGAACGCGAGTGTGTAGGCTAGAGTAGTTGATGCAAGGTAAGTTGTTGAAGTCCAAATAGTGAACCCTCCTAAATTGAAAGGTGAGTAGTTTAAAAGTGCTGTTAATTGATAGTTGCAAATGTTTTCCATTTCACGTTTATTTGGTAGTCTCCAGCCAGTTGTAAATCCTGTAATCGATAAAGCTAAAGCGCTATCTATTGCTGTGTTCCAAGTTACATCCGAAGCGTTGACTAATCTATAATAACCGAGAACGCTTGAGCCGTTGTAAGTAGACCAATCAATCACAATGTTTTTAGTGTACGTTTGACCGCCTAACTCGTCTGTAAAGCGGTTCGTGTTTCCGAAAGGATTATTTGAAGCAAGTACCGTGAACGATGTTGCACGACCCGCCTCAATGTCTCCGTCGTCTCCCGTTCTATAAGACGTTGTTTGTCCTGACTTCATTAAGGTTGCACCAACGGGAGCAAAAGACGAAGTATTTATAACGGCTGTTACGTGGTTTGAATTACCGTTATAAGTTACCGAAGTTGGGTTTAAGTTGCTTCCGTTTTGGTCGTGAATTCTAATATCAAGTGGGTTGGTGGCGTGAATTGAAAACGGAAACGCTTGGTTAACGGTTAAATCATTATCAGCTACAAAATAAGTTTCAGTTGCACCGCTTGGTATAGCTTCAACGTGAATAGTACCGTCGTTTTCTTTTTTAATTTGTAGCGTTGCGTCAGGTGCTATAATTTGCTCGGTTGTTCCGCAGTCTACTGACTCAGTAAGTAAAAGAGTCGAAGCCGTGTTTACAAGGTTAACCGTAGCGGGTTCGCATTCAATAGGATTAGGGACTTGAATTGTTAAACTACCACCGCTTGGAATTGTACCTTCTTGAATATCCGTTCCGTTTTCGTATTCTACTAAATAACTTGCGGGTTCACAACTTGGTGTTGAAGGCGTAATTGGTTCGACTGGAATAGCGCACACACTGTATTGGTCGACCTCAAATGTAAATGTACCAACCCACCCAGCAACATAATCTAAATCGAAGTTATTTAACGGTGTCATTGTCGGGTCAGTAATTACCGTAACGCTTAAATCTGTCCCGTCTGTGTAATATAAATAAAGGTCGTTTAAGATTAACTGGGTATCGCTTAGAATCGTGTTTATATTGGCTCGGTCTTTCTGAATAATATCCACACAATAAACCTCAAGTGTGAAAACATTCGTATTCATTCCGCTTATCTCAGACGTAGGAACAACATAAACCAAAGGATAACGCTCGTCCATCGTGGAAAAGTTCGGCATTTGCTCTCTAAATTCACCGCCAAATTTTTTTACCTGAAGGTGAGCGTTAAAGAACGTTTCTAATTTATTTAATAATGCATAGTAGCTTGTCATAGTGTTGCGTTTTCTTCCATTCGTTTAACCCTTGATTGACTGTTTGTTATGTCGCTTTCAACAACAACCGCCTTAATTACTTGCTGACTTTCTACACTTTGTGCGCTTGTAACCGTGTTCATATTGTTGGACTGTCCAAAGAGGTTTGTTTGTGGGGTTGCTGGTTGAACACCGCCACCACCACCACTTGCACCAGCACCGCCTGAAGCGTTCGAAGCAGTTGCTCCTTTGAACTGTGTTGCAGATATCTTTTTAATGTTTGCAATACCAGCAGCAGTAACCATTGCCGCAGCAATAGCACCCCTTACAACCGATGTAGGGTCGTTAGGTAATATTTGAGAAGTAAACGCAGTTACAGCACCTTTTAAAGTATCGATTACAGCCATTGCAATATTTGCCGCCTTATTAACTTTAAATGCTTTCTCTTGCTGTTTCTCGCTTTCTCCAGCGAATGCGCTTACAATGTCGTTAACTGCGCTTAAACCGTCTTTTGTTAAGTCTGCAATTACAGTCCCTTTATCGATAATCGCTTGAATCTCGTCGGCTTTCGCTTGGTCGTTTATTGCTTTTACTTGTTCCGTTAAAGATTTTTGTAGTTGAACTTGCAAAGCTGCATCGTCTTTTGCTAATAACATCTTCTCTTCGTACCACGCAGCAAGGTCGTCAAGTTCTTTTT